GCCCATACCATCCCCGCCTCAAATACAGGACTCACCGCATGAACACGAGTCATCTTGTCATTACCCCTTGATGGCCTGTAGTTCACAACAGGTATACCCATCGCCCTCAACTCGTGCGTCAATGGCGTACCACTCGCCTGGGCCTCAATCAAAACCATGTCTGGCTCAAATTCGTTGTACTGCTCCTGTGCAACCGTCTTCAACTCAGGGAAATCCCACCGCCCCTTCTGCGCATCCAGCAAAATAATCGCCTCACCCTCACCATCAGAGGGTCTAAACACCCCCCAGGTCGTGATCGCACTGTAATCCGCCGTCTCCTTCTTGCTAAACGCCGTGTCATAACTCTGAATAATATAAGAACACGGGGGTGGATCGTCCTTCTCCCACAAATTCCACCACTCGCGCTTGATAATCGCGCCCTCTTCCGACGTAGGGTTCTGCTGATACTGCGCATTCCACTTTGAAACAGGAATCGACGCCTTTACCGCATCTAATTCCTCCCGCTTCCAGAACTCAGGCCACAAAACATTGCCCGAATCTTCAAAAACTGCAGGCAACTCCACAACTTCCCACTGATCCGCGTTATTTTCCGTCTGCCGACTCAACAATCTGCCCGTCAAATCAGCTGTAGACCACCGCGTCATCACGATCACAATCGTTCCACCAGGCTGTAAACGCTGTCTCGGCCCAGATGTGTACCACTCATAGCACGAATCCAACAACGGCAGNCTCATCGCGTCCTGCTCAGAGTGCGGATCNTCAATAATCAATAAATCTGCACCCCTACCCGCTATGGCACCACCCACACCCGCAGCAAAATATTCACCCCCTCCCCCGGTCTGCCACTTGCCAGCACTTTTTGAGTCAGCCGCTAAGGAAGCTTCAGGAAAAATACCCTTATATTCGTCCGTATCCATAAGGTTCCTGACCTTACGACCAAAATTTATCGACAAATCAGCCGTGTGCGTGGTCTGCATAATCTTCAGATCAGGCTTGAGTCCCATCATCCAACTCGGAAAGTAGATAGAGGCGAACTCAGACTTCGTATGACGGGGCGGCATGTTCACAATCAACCGCTTCAACTCACCCTTCGCCACACGAGTCAGCTTATCTGCAATCAATCGGTGGTGATCACCCTCAATAAATCCAGGCCAGATGCGGCGTATGTACTCCATGAACGAATCACGGCACGCATCACGGGCATTCAAAAGATCTAAACGCTCCTGCAACTGAAGGATCTCCTTCATCTGCGACTCAGACAGGTGCGACAAGTTAGCCAATTGAGTTTTTTCCTAAGTTGTGCGTGGTGAACGTTATATATACACACAACTATTATGTCTACACATACAGGGGGGGGTGAGGGTGCGACAAGTCGCGGACTTTTTTTGGGTCTGCGTCCTAGGGTACCTAGTACGCGCCGCGCCAGATGCGGGCCGTTAGTTTGTGGTCGCTCCGCACGAGGCTACGCTGGCAATGGTTTAACAATGGGATGGGTGCGGCAAAATAAATGATATTAATTGTATACAATGAGTATACTTTCTGTTACATTGCATAACATGCAATGGCACGGGGTCATTGCCCAAGAAGGAAAACAAGATGATAGACGTAAAAGCATTGTCGGCTCAGGAATTGGAAGCGCAGCGCAAGATCAGCGAAACGGCGATTAAGCGCAGCGCCGAAGGCGTGCGGCTGGCGGCGATCAACGCCGAACTGGCCGAGCGCAAAAAAGAAGGCAAGCGTAAAGCGTTCACGGCTTACACCGAGTACCGAAAGCTAAACGGCAAAGTGTACATGCCGTATATCAACCCACTATCAGGCGAGGCCGAGCGCGGCGTGCTGGTGCCGTGGAAGATTACCGAGCGTAATCAAACGGCGAAAACAGTGGTCGCGGTATCGTTCGACCTAGGTTAGTCGCCAGCGTAGTACCCGCCGCCCTTGGGCGGGTATTGCGATGTCTACTGACATCAACTAAAATCATTACTCCAAAGCAAAAGGAAAAACATTATGGGAATGGATGTCTACGGGGTCGAACCTTACACGAAAGAAGGCGAGTACTTTCGCGCCAATGTCTGGTGCTGGCGGCCGCTCTGGGATTATGTCTGCGAAGTGTGCAGCATCGATGAAGACACGCACAAGTCTGGCCATTACAACGATGGTCACCGCATCGATGAAGACAGGGCGGCATCGATCGGATTAGTGCTGCAATCATTGTTGAAGTCTGGTCTCGTTCAAAAATACGCGGATCATCGGCAAAAGGAACTCGAAGCATTACCCGATGACGAGTGCAAACACTGCCATGGGACAGGTCAGCGCGACGATGAATACGTTCAAGGCACCTGCAATGGGTGCGGCGGGAAAGGTACTGTCCGACCATATGAAACGTATTATCCGCTCTATGTCGAGGCAGTAGAAGAGTTCGCGGAATTCGCCAAGCAATCGGGAGGCTTCGAGATATGCTAACGGCCGATCAAGTAACAGCCGAGCAATCCGCGGCATTGGTGCGTGTCTTCACGCGCCATGTCCGCGACACCGACCACCTGGACTTTCGCAACATGGGATTCATCGATTGGATACAGCGCGATGTCGCTAAGACCTATTTTGATGATTCCATAATGGCGTGCGTGCCCACTATGTGGATTGGAATTGAACCAGACGGGTACACTCACACCTAAAACTAATGGGGGCATCGCCCCCCCATTCCCCCAAAGCAAAAGGAAAAAAGATGATCCCGACTGAATCAATACTAATGGCCATATACTTATTATGCGGCCTAACCATCGCGGCCTTTGGCATTCTGCTGACAGGCTTCTATTACTTCGGCGAATTGACCATGCCTGGAATTTTCGCATGGGTGGCACCGCTCATGATACCGCTCGGTATTGTGACCATCATCGTCGGGGAGCGGGAGGCGCGATAACCAAAATGGGGGCTTCGGCCCCTTTTTTTATGTCCGATCGGCCTGGAGCTCCGCTCCTGGACCTCGAGCTGCGCGCATAAATATATATAAAGGCCGCGGGCCGCAAGGTCGCAAGCAAAAATATATATAAAAGGCCGAAGGCCGCAAGCGGCCGCAAGCCTATGCCGCGGCTCCTGGTCCGCCCTGGTCAACAACAAAAACCTCACACAAAAGAACCTGCCGATCGTTGTTGTCTGGCCTGGTCATTTTGTTATAATCATTACTCCAAAGCAAAAAGGTAGACTAGAAATGAAAGTATCCGAAGCACGCGCCGCCGTTGGTGGCCTATCAGTACCGAGCAAAATGCCGTGTTATTCATTCGGCATTAGCGCCGACCACTGCAAGACAGGTAGCAAGCTCGCAAAAATTAAGGGCAGCATCTGCAATACCTGCTATGCCCAGAAGGGCGCGTATAAGTGGACGCCTACTAAGAACGCGCACGAGCGTAGAATAAACCTAATCGGCACCAGCAATTGGGTCGATAATATGGTGCGCGCTATCAATAACGCGGATTATTTTCGCTGGTTTGATAGTGGTGATTTGCAAAGCGATGAAATGCTTGCGGACATTGTGCGCGTAGCACTCGCTACGCCTAACACTAAGCACTGGTTGCCGACTCACGAAAACTTTATTGTGTCGCGTTACCTACGCAAGCACGGCAAATTCCCAAGCAATCTAACAGTGCGCGTATCCGCGGCCATGGTAGACGGGGAACCGCCCAAACGTTTCGCGCTCACTAGCACAGTGCACCACCTAGGCAAGCCGATCGGCCGCGAGTGCCCATCATCTAAGCAGGGTAACAAGTGCGCCGATTGTCGCGCATGCTGGAACCCTCGCATCAAAAACATCAGTTACAAGTACCACTAATGGGGGCGGGGATCCGCCCTTACCCCACCGCCTGGACCTGCCTCGAGCGGAGCTCCCGCAGCCCGCGCTCATGCCCGCGCCCGCAAAAAAGGCCGCAAGCCGCAAGCACCCAAGGCCGCAAGCCCGCAAGCCCGCAAGCACTGAATATATATACATGCCCCTAGGCCGCAAGCACGAGGCCGCACGGGGCCGCAAGGCCGCACCCACCCAAAACCCCTAGGCCGCACGCAAACACGCTGAAATCAAGCGGTGTTGCCCCTGTGGGAGGGGGGTGGAGCGATTCCCCCACACAAATACAGCACATTTAATTAAGCCCCAACTAAATCCTTGCTTTCGTAACGACATTGCATTACCGTGATCGAACCTAAAGCAAAAGGAAGATTGATATGAAAAACCCTAACCCCTTCGTGGCAGCGCCTACTGACCCCACACTTGACGCCTTTGGCCGTCGCTATCCGATTGAGTTGAAGAACGTGAAGTTCAATGCTCACTTCAGTCGTGAGACACATTGCTTCACGGCGACGGTGTACTTGGATGGCAAGGCGGTGATGAAAGTTGAGAACGATGGCAACGGTGGAGCACACAACTACTACCCCGTTCACGGCCAAAGCAAAGAATCATTCAGAGCGATGCTTGATGACTCATGCAAGGAAGCCTATGAATCTTTGGACGATGATATCCGTGAGCGATACAAGTCCATCTTGATCAACGGCGATCACGCTCTGACTTTCTCGCTTGAGTACGTCATAACCGAACTGCTCAACGAGCATTTGTGCTTGAAAGATATGCGCAAGACTCTCAAGTCTAAGATCACGATCTTTGATGAGGAGGACGGCAAAGTTTATCTGTACAAGATGAAACCGCTTGCGGCGAACATCAAGTATCTCAAATCGATTCTCGCTGAAAAGAACGAAGGCGAGTCACATGTTTGGCTGAACGAACTGCCTGAGCACGAAGCCATGGTCTATTGGCGCAGAGCGGAGGGTTAATCGTGAGCAACTTAGAACTACTGAACGAGCAATGGATTGAGATGTGCAGCGATCTTGCTGTGATCCTCGCTGAAGAGTATGGCGATGGCAGTCTTGAAACCATCAAGGATGACAACGGTGATGAGTATTACACCGAGCGATCTCAAGAGCGGTACAACGATTACTACGATGAGGCTGAATCAATCATGCTTCGCCTTGGTTTGCGTTGCCCAGAGATCTTCTCATCTCACGAGGGGGTCGGCCTCCACTTGAGGGTTAATCATGAAAGTCCTTGATCTATTCTCAGGCATAGGTGGCTTCTCATTAGGGCTAGAGTGGGCAGGAATGTCCACTGTGGCCTTTTGTGAGCGTGACCCCTACTGCACCACCATTCTCAATAAGCATTGGCCTGACACGCCCGTGCACAGCGATGTAAGGAATTTAGATGGAAAAGAATACGCCGAATCAATTGACGTTGTTTGCGGGGGATTCCCTTGCCAGCCCTTCTCAACGGCCGGACTCAAGCGAGGATCAGAAGATGACCGTCACCTCTGGCCAGAGATGTTACGAATTATCCGTGAGTCCAAGCCAAGATGGGTCATTGGAGAAAACGTTTCTGGGTTCATCAACATGGCACTCGACGATGTGTCACTTGACTTGGAATCAGAAGGCTACGAAGTCAGGCCGTTTGTACTACCAGCTTGTGCCGTCGATGCGCGCCATAGGCGAGACCGAGTCTTCATCATCGCCTACCGAGACCCAGCTTTGGTCAACGCCAGCAGCGAGCACGGGCGGAGGGATACCGACNGACGCGGCGGAGCGGGGATGGAAATGGGAGGGGACGTATTGGCGCAGACCAGACGGCACCAAGTATCAGACGCAACTGATCGACCAAGCNCGCATGTGGCGCACGCCGATGAGCACAGATTGGAAGAACATGGACACGGCGAACCAGCTGAGTTTAGCAAAGCAAGTCAAAGACCCAAGCATGTGGCCGACACCCACGGTGAAGGGGAATTACAACAAGAAGGGCTTGAGCGCGAAGTCGGGCGATGGTCTGGCGACGGCGGTAAAGAAAGCGAGTCTATGGCCTACGCCACTGACGCGGGATTACAAAGGCGGACGCTCGGCGGAGACATTGCAAGCGAAGGGCAGACTGCCATCGAACAGTCTTCCCGATTCGGTGACTTACGCAGAGGGCGAGAGTGGCCCGTTGAACCCCCCCTTCCTCGAATGGCTCATGGGGTTCCCAATCGGGTGGACAGAGTCAAAGCCCTAGGCAACGCCGTTGTGCCTCAACTCATTCAAGCAATCGGTGAGCTTGTGCTCGCCGCAGACAAGGAGATTTATGCTAACCGATAAACCATCAACAGAAACCCGCGGAGGCATGCGTGAGAACTCTTCTGGCCTGTACCGTCACAAGAAGATGCATAAGCACACATGTGATTGGTGCGGCAAGAAGTTTGAGACCATGCANAAAGTAGGCAAGTTCTGTTGCGATGCGCACAAGTTGAAGGCGCACCGTGTATTGATTGCCATGAAGAATCGTAAACGCCTGACGGACTTAGCTCGCAAGGGCAAGAACTTCAGGCTTCACTTTGGTGACCCATCAGAAGTAAGGAGAAAAACATGATAGATCGTGCGGATGAAGACCGATTGAACCCTCGTGCACCGTTCAACCAACCGGATGACGGTGACGCTGGACTTAAAGAGCATGTTGTGACTGTGGAGTTTTATGTAAACGCAACGGATCAAGACAGTGCATCTCAAAAGGTCGAGTCTGCGTTGGCCAAAAGCAACATAGAAGATTGCGAGCTATGGCAAACGGAGAAAACAGAAGAGATCTAGTCTAGGTCCGGGTCTTCTTCGATCTCTTCGTACTCGGCGTATTCGTCTTCGTCGTAGTCTTCTGCCTGGGCCACTTGTTCGTACAAGTGAGGCGCAAGTTGGTTGTTATCAATGAGCGCCTGCAGCCGGGCTTCGACTTCTGCTTTGTCCATTTGGTCGATGCGCCCGTGCTTGATCTCTTTCTTGTCGATGAGCAAGCCTGCAAGTTTTGCTCTTCCCATCTCCGCGGTGACGGCTGCACCATAAGATCCGTCTTCCATGGCAGCGTTACGAATCTCGAGCAGGTCACGAGCAACCTTCTCGTAAGTGATCTCAAATTTCTTTTGCTCGCCTTCCTGGAGCTCCCGAATTTTTTCTTGAATGTGTGCGTACCTGGGGTCATTCAACAAAGAAGCCGCAACTTGTGCTGGGTGTGAGTACCCTGCTCTGTGCGCGCACTCTGTGTTTGTCAGATCGTTGTACACATACAGCTGCACGAACTTCTGTTGCTTCTTGGTCAGCGGTCTAGTTTTGAACTGAGCAATCGCGTACCGCTTAGGGTTCGCAAGGATATCTTCATCAGGTTCAATTGCGCTGCTCGTGCTCTCACTCATGTCTGTTTTTCTCATGCTTCAAAAAATTTTTTTTGCTTTTCCCAATCCTAATTCTAAAGGGGGAGAAGGGGTATCCCGAAGGGGAGATATTTAATATATCTCTCCCCCTCTTTAGAGGTGCACCTCGTGCACCTTGCACCAC